CTAAGTTGTGGTTTTGCTCCAGGTTTTGCAGCGCCAGTTAGTCTTCTCTGCTGAACACCTGTTGCTCTAGTTGCGGCACTTCCAGCACCTCCTGCAAGACCTCTCAGATTTTTAAAAGTTCCCGAAACAAAATTACCAAGTGCTTTTCCAGTTCTTACTAGTAAGTTTTTAATACTAGAACCAAGTTTTTTTAGGAGATTACCTGTTAATTTTGCAGGTCCTCTAAAAACTTGCTTACCAAAATTTGCCAATGACTTTATGAGTTTTGGCATAGTGGTTGTTAATGAGATAATAGAATATCTCATTACATCAAAGATATTATTAAATCCTTTTGTTATATCATTAAATGCTTTAAAAACTGTATTCTTATTCGCTAATAAGAAATTAAGCAAACTACCAATCAGTATGCTAGTAAAAAAGTTAATAATAGAATCAAAGAAACTAAACTTAGGTTTAGGTAAACTAATACCATCCTTTCCTTTTTCAGGTTTCTTCTTCTCAAGTTCACCTTCTCTTCTTTTTTTCTTTTCAATCTCTAGAGATTTTTTACTTTCTACAAGAGATTTTAAATCTGAATTTTTTCTCTCCGCAAGTAACACTCTAACTCTTACAAGACCACTTTTAAGTTTTTTAACTTCATCAATAATACTCTGAAGTTCATCTCCAGTGGACTTCTTTTTTTCTTCAGATGATAAATCTGAAATTTTATCTTTTGGTTTTTCTGGTGGTTGATACTTTACTAATGCACTCGATGGTTTGAGTTTAACTTTAGTGCCACTGGTTTTTACTAATGCACCACCTCTATCTTTCTTATCAAAGAACTTTTCCGCTTTTATTTTTTTCTTACTTGCAGTAATATTTTTATCTTCAGTTTTCCCTGGAGATAAGAGTTTAGTTCCAATTCCTGCGATGAGTGGTAGTACCATATTTCTATCCTACCATATTGTATATTGCTTTAACAACCAATGAACTCATATTCATAGGATCCTCTGGAGAAAATCCAGGAACATCTGGTTGACTTGGTGTTGCAGAACTAGTAGGTACTTGCTGACCTCCACCAACAGGAAGTGGTAGCATTGCAACTCTTGGTTGTGTTGAAGTAGGTGGTGGAGGTGGTACTGTTTTTGGAATATTTTTTCCAACTACTGCGTTAGCAGCATTCAATAATTTATATGCAAGATCATTAGTACCTTGACCATATTCATTTCTTTTAACTTCACTTAAAAATCCACGAAGATTTGGAGCATCAACTGCACCAAGTTCAACAATAGTTCCACCTTCATCTGGTATAGCGAGATCATTCTGTTTGAAATTTTTTGGAAAAAATCCAAACATAGAACCCAGAATATTATCAACATCTGTTTTGTTTCTAGAGATGACTCCAGATCTGCCACCACCATGCTGATCCAAATGCAATTCTATAAACTGATTACCACCACCTTCAATTTTCTGTGTCATAGATCTCATTCCACGAGAACCTTCAGTTTCTGTTATATTCTGAAATCCAATATTAGAATATAATTTAGGATTTGCAGAAACTATTCTTTGCATTGCTTCTATGAGATGCATCATAGCTGCAGACTCGGTTACTCCAGTTCTAGGATCTTTTGTTCCTTGAACGGGCAAATTATCTGTTCCATAATTACTTCCTTTGGATCTTGCTGCGTGCCCTGCACCAAAAATTACCTTACCACCAACTTGACCTCCACCTTGCATCGTTTGAATTCCACCTAATGATCCAAACTTAGGTTTGTTAGTTCCTCCGCCCATTGCATTCATTGCAAGTAGATTATCTCTTCCCCAAAAATTAGCCGCAGGATTACTGAATACAACTTCACCAGGAGACAATGCAGTTAATTGCGTATCCTTACCAAAACCAGATACCTTAACACCAGTTTTCTTATCAACTCCACCACCACTCATTAAAGAGATATCACCTATATTGATTGTTTCTCCACCACCTTCTTGTCTCTGTACAATATTAATTGTCTCTCCACCACCTTCTTGCTGTTGAACTGGAAATGTTGGTATCTGTGGTGGACCAGGAACTGTTGGAAGTTGTGGTGCAGTAATTGGTCTTGCGCCAGGTATCAATCTTATCGCATTGTTAATCTGAGTAATTAATCCTTGAATGCCATTATTAATTCCAGTAATAACAAAATTAATTGGAGACACAATCATATTCCACATAAAACTGATGATACCATTCAAAAATCCAATAATCATATTTGCAAAATTCTTAAGTGGTGTAAGAATAATGCTTGGATCTTTGATAACTGCTAACAAAAAGTTGATGGCAGAACCCATCAATATATTCATAAAAAAGTTTTTAATGGTATCAAAAAAGTTGGTGAAAGGTTTTGCTACCTTAGAAACAAGAGAACTCATTTCTTTTCCAGAATCACCCTCAAGTTTTGCTTCTCTTTTTCTTTTCTTTTCTACCTCTGCATTTTTTCTATCTTGCTCTGCTTTCTTTTTATCAATTGCTCTTTGCTCTTTTAAAACATCAAGAATATCTGTAACAACAGAATTAATAGATTTCAATGCATCCAAAAGATCATTCTTTAAAAAATCAAGAATATCTTTTTGAACTTCTTGCTGTTCTTCTTGAGAATCTTTTATTGCTGGCGGCAATAATTTAGTAGGATCTAATTGAACTGAAGTTTTTGCTGCTTGTCCTGTGCGATTAACTACTTTGTTGATATTAACTTTCTTCGCTTTTACTTTAAATTTTCCAGTTTTTCCTTTGACTCTTTTGAGTTCATTAGTAACTAACTCAACACTTTCTGTTGGCATTCCTTGCTGCGTCATTCTTGCAGCAACTGCCTTTTCTTTTAAGAGAGTTAAATATTCTTCATATGTAAAGTCAAAGGCATCTTGCAATCCAAGAATGGCCAAAATCCTTTCATCAATTTGCTCCTCAACTAAATCAGTTCCTTTCGTACCAACTGGAACTAATGCTGAAGAAGTTGGTTTTGGTGCTGAAGATGCTTTTTGTGTATTATCAAATGCTTCTTCTCTGGGTTTAGTAAGATATCTTGCAACTAACCATCTTTGATATTCTTCAGCTTTGTCTGGGGCATTCGCCTCATCAAAAAAAGGAACTCCTTTAGGATCCTTTTTTATATTTTCTATTACTTCATCCGCTTCTTTATCAGATAACTTAACATATGAAGTTTTACTAGAAGCACCAGGTTGTTTCTTACCTGTCAAAAGGGCTTTAAAAGTATTCCAAGTCCTCTCGCCAACTGGATTACTATACCATTGTACTATTCCTGATGGTGCTTCAACCGCCATTTTGCTGCTGTTTTAGTTTTTCATCTTCCAGATGTTGCTGTAGTAATGCAATATAGATATCCCTTTCCCAAGGTATCATATTTTCAATCTCTGTTAATGAATATTTATGGTACTGCATCAAGGCAAAATTAATCTTGAAATAGTTTTCAAGATCCATATGTACCATTCCTAGCCGAAAAAACTTGAAAGACCCTCCATCACCACTGTACTTTCAACACCAGTTTTTGGATTTGTTAAAGTAATTTCGTGAGAAAGTTTCGGCATTGTTTCAAAAAACTTTTCAATTTGCTTGAACTGTACACTGTTCATCTGCTCAAGGAAATCTGAAATTTCTTTTTTAGTGCAATCTGCAGTTGTCCAAACTTCTTCTTCATTGTAAATTTTATCAATGCAAGTTGCAATGAGTTCAAAAGATTGATCCATTCCAGATTCGCCAGAGAAATCAAAATTACTCTTGATAAATTGTTCAAGTGATGGATACTTCATTTCCATCATCAAACTATCATCAAGTTTGATTTGTTTGCTATGACCTTCTTTTGTTTGTACCTTAATATCATCAATATTAATTTTTACAGGTACGGAAGTTTCTCCATCATCAGGTGCAATCAGATTAACTTCAATCTCCTCTCCAACTGATTTACCACGAATGTTTAGAAACAAATATTCAATATCAAAAGTTGGTAGAGTTTCTACCTTGATACCTCTAGTTTGAATACAGTTTTTTAATACTGCTTTAATAGCATTGGATATTTCTTTTGTACTCTCACTTTCCAGTGCAAGAACTAATAGTTTTTCTTCTTTTACAAGGAAAGGTCTATACTTAATTGTTTGTCCTGACGAAGGCAACTCAAGTTCATAAGTTGGAGTCGCAATGGTTGGTAAAGGCATAATGTCCTATAGAAGTTTCAGTTGTGATTATTTATTGGTCAAAAAAGAGGTTCGCCTGCAAAGTTAGTTAACCTTCTAGTTCTTGCATTTGACAACTCTTCACCTTCAAGAGCTCCGCCAGCAAAAGCACCTGGAATTTTTTGATTAACTGTATATGGATTTCCATCAAAAGCTGGTCCAAACTGTTGTGGATTTGATTTCAATTCTGGATTTGCTGGTGAGTTTGGATTTTGCGGAGATGCTACATATGAGACACCACTTCTTTTTCTAATATATCTAATATAAGAAAATGAAGCGGTGCATTTTAAAATATTACTTGCTTCGTAAGAAACTGGCATAGAAACTATATTCACTGGAAATGCACCAATGAATTGATAAGTCATAGAGTTTCTATTATCCTTCTCAAATTTAGTGATATAAAGTCCATCAGTTTTATAAAGATTTGGATAATTCATCCTATAATAACTTGTTCTTTTAGCATAGTCATCAGTGCTGAAAGTAGTTCCTTGTCCCGTAACATAATTCATCCAACCATCTAAAAATTCAATTACTTTATAGTCACTATCAACATAAAAAGTAAAATCAATTGTCTCATCATATATTCTTCTATAGGCAAACTTTTCAGTTACTCCTGAATAATCATTTGTAACATCATGAGTTGCAAGAGATGATCCAGGAAGATTTGCATCAGAACACAACAATTCAATATATTCACCTTGAGATCCATAATAAATTTCTCTATTTTCTAAGAAATTTATAACATCTTGTGTTGGATTCAACTTAACCTGATATACAGAAGTTTGAGCAAGATTTAAAAGATTACTTTTAATCTTACTTATTGAAAGCGTATTTGGAGATGGACCTGCCATTTATAAATACTTTTTGATCGTATATATTATGTAGACAAGGTATGGGAGAAAGTTTAAAGAGTAGGTACAAACCATCCTTTCCAAAAAAATATAAAGGCGATCCAAACAATATTATATGTCGCAGCAGTTGGGAAAGAAAGTTTTGTCACTGGTGCGATCTCAATGAGAGCGTGTTGGAATGGGGTAGTGAAGAGTTCTGGATTCCATATCGTTCACCAGTTGACAATAAAGTTCACAGATACTTTCCTGATTTTATTATTAAAGTGAGAGAACAAACTGGTGAAGTAAAAACTTACATCATTGAAGTAAAACCAAAAAGACAAACAATGGAACCAAAAGTTCCAAAAAGAAAAACTAAATCTTGGTTATATGAAATGAAGACTTATGCAGTCAACCAAGCAAAATGGAAAGCAGCTCAGGAGTTCTGTGCTGATAGATTAATTGAATTCAAGGTTATCACAGAAGATCACTTAGGTATCAAGTAATGGCAGAGGGTTTCGGAAAGGATATTAGATCTTCTTCAGCTAGAATATCAGAACTCAAGAGAAGGATATCTGGACTGACTGATTCGGAATCTATTATGATGGAAATAATGGATGTGTTTCGTGAAACTGAGTTTATACCTGATGTTGGAAAATATTATACTTTCATATACCTCCCCAAAACACAAGGAATTGATTTTGACCAGTTTCCTTTAATCGCTTGCACTGACATTCAAAGATGGGGATTTAAAGGATTGAATTTTCATTGGGGAACTGTTAGAAATTATACATGGTTAGAAGTTGCAGGAAAACTTCATAATATAAAAAATAACGAGATTGATTACCTTCGTTCTGTTCGTTATGCAAGGTTTATGAAATCGTAACTAAATAGATAAAAAACAGTTATAAATGTCTCATACTCTACAAAAATTTGAGATGATCAATCCTCTTGTAACTGAGGAGGAGTTCTGATGGCACAGGGAGATCCTCAAGGTTGGGAAGTACTAAGTAGTAGTGATCCAATAAGATACCAAGCGGTTCTAAGATTAAACAGATCGCAAGGAGCAGGTCAGACAAAACAAAGTGTTAGAGTAATTACCAATAGATCTAATGGAAATTATGATGTTTATACTACAGCATTTGGGTCTAGTGACCAATTAATTTATAGTTATAACACATCTAATAATAAGACCACAGTATCTAATCAAGCAATATATGATCAAATTTTTACTGGACCAAGAAGTAATCAACTAAACAATTTAAATTCTGAGGTTAGAAAGTCAACATTACAATTAGCAGAAAATAATATAAGCGGTGGACCAAATTCAATTTCTTCTAGAGATTTACAACAACTAAAAAACTCTCAAGGATATAAATCATTATCAAATGCAGTTCCCGCACCTACGCCACCTGCACCAACATCAGATCCACCACTTGCACCTGGACCTGGTGCCGACCCAACACCAACATTATCAACATTCCAACCAGAACTTGGAGAAGGAGTTGCGGTAACAGAATATAATACTAATCAATCAGCAATATCTAAAAAATACTCATCTCTAGTTTATCCAAGAGATCATGGAGATTCTCCATATGACTTTATACAAATAATACCCATAGAATACGTTCCGGGATTTGGTCTAGGAACTTATGGCGCAAATCTAACTGTAGAAAGAGTGAGGAATAGGTTTAATTCATCAGGACAAAATCAAAGATACAAACAAACAGGAACACAAATATTTCTTCCAATGACACCAGGAATTTCTGAAACTAATTCTGTTGGTTGGGGTTCTGATGAATTGAACCCAATTCAAGCTTTGTTTGGACAAACTGCGTATGATGCAATTAGCGGAGCAGCAAATGAAGACTTATTACAAGCACTAACTGATTTAGGAGATGGATTGACAAAAGCTGGACAAACACTCTTAAATACTCCAAAATTAACTAATTTAATTTCTTCGTATTTTGCTGGTAAAGCAGTTGGTGCAAACCTCCTCGGAAGATCTGGAATTGTTATTAACCCAAACTTAGAACTTCTTTTCCAAGGACCAAAACTTAGAAGTTTTAGATACAACTTCAGATTTACTCCAAGAGATGATGATGAAGCAAAAATAGTAAGAACAATAATTAAAGTTTTTAAGAAAACTATGGCAGTAAGACAATCCACTGGATCTTTATTCTTGGGTGTTCCTTCGGTCTACGAGTTAAAATACATTTATAATAGCGGTGGTGATCATCCATTCTTAAATAAGATTAAACCATGTGCATTGACTGCTTTTAATGTCAACTACACTCCAGATGGAAGTTATATGACATATCAAGATGGTTCAATGACATCATACACAGTGGACATGCAATTTGACGAGATTGAACCAATATACAATGAAGACATTGATGATATAGATGGTCCAACAACAGGATACTAAAAAATGACAAAACCTTATTTTAGACAAGTACCTAACTTCCAATATGTTGATAGATCTCCTGGAGATCAATCTATATCAAATTACACAGAAGTAAAGAATCTTTTTAAGAGAGCAAAACTTCGTGAAGATATCTTTTCTGATCTAAGTTTCTTTACCAAGTATTCAGTTCTTGGTGATGAGAGACCTGATAATGTTGCATACAAATTTTATAATGATTCAACATTAGATTGGTTGGTACTACTATCAAACAATATTATTAATATCCAAACTGAATGGCCATTGTCACAACAAGGATTTTATAACTTCTTAATTGATAAGTATGGAACAGATGAAGCATTATATGAAGTTCATCACTATGAAACTATTCAGGTTAAAACTTCGGGGGGTGCAACAGTCGTTCCTGCAGGATTGATTGTACCAGCAAACTATAGTATTTCATATTTTGATTCAAACATTGGACAAACAGTTACCAATACAAACATTACTGTTGAAGTAACTAACTATGATTATGAAGAAAAAATTCAAAATGATAAGAGAAATATTTTTATTCTAAAACCAACTTACCTCAATGTAATCTTTAATGACCTTGAAGATATTATGCCATATAAAAAAGGTAGCACTCAGTATGTGAATGCTACCCTGAAGAGAGGAGATAATATTAGATTATTCCAGTAATCATTCCTCAGCAAGACGCTGGAAATATTGCAAAGCATCGTCCTCATCTTCATCAACCTGCTTATTCACAACAGGAAGTGAAGGTGACTTGGAGCGAGCAAAGGATTGTTCCAGTTCAGCAATCACATTCTCTTCTTGAGAAGGAGTTTGAACATAGGACTCATACTGATCCTCCTGTTCTTGAATTGCAGCACGAGCACTCTTTTGACCAAGAACATACTTGAGACGCTTCTCAAGATCTTCATAAGACTTGAATTGATCTGGAGCAGTTACCGCTGCGAGCGAGTATTGCTTCTTCCAGACGGCTTCAAGAGCATCATCATCATCCATGAGTGGTGCAACGCGGTCAAATTCTGACTTGTCGTAGTTCCAATACCCATCTTTCTTTACGATTTTAAGTTTAAAGTTTGCACCCTGCCAGAAATCAAAAGGATTGATAGGAGTTTCATCTTCAAACTCAGGTTGCATTGCTTCCATGATCTTATCAAAAATCTTCTTACCATATTTGAACAGGAAGACTTTACCTTCGTTTTGAGGATTAGTAGGATCCTTTACAACGTAAATGTTAGAGTAGTAAGACAGTTTGCGCTTCTGCTTACGAACAGTTTCTTTATCGGCATCATGACCACTATTCCAGAGTTCGCGGTTGTGCTCAGACACAGGATCCTTCTGACCAAGAGTAGTCAGAGAGTTTTCAATATACCAACCACCAGGACCTTGGAAGGCATGAGTGTAGAGTTTTGCCCAAGGAAGTTCTTCACCTTCAGTGGCAGGGAGGAAACGGATAACTGCGAAACCATTACCAGTTTTATCCATTTCAGGTTTCCAGAGACGCTCATCAGCACCGCCAGAAGTTGTGCTCATCTTCTCTACTTCCTTTACCAGTTTGGAAGTCAGTGAAC